CACAAAGGACTCCCGGCCGCGAATCCCCCAAAAAATCAAAAAGGCAAGTTTTGGCCCGCAAAATCTCGCAAAATCTTGCTAAATCTTGCTAAATCTTGCTAAATCTTGCTAAATCTTAATTATAGGGCTATATGCTCATGTTTTGGCTTGTGAGAGCAGAGTTACCCAAGTTGGTAAACTTATAAGCAAAAGTTATTGCTGTTCTTAGAAACGAGAATATAGGCTTTAAACGATATAAACACATTTAAAAGAAAGGACAATATGCAAACACAAAACGGTGGCAGACCCACAATTTTACCTAAGATGTATGAAGAACCACTTTTTAGCCAAATCATTGATAAAATTGAATCAGGCTGTAATGATAGAGAAATTTACACCAGTTTGCATTGTTCTGCTAAAACTTTTAGAAAGTGGCGAGATGACAATATAAAGGCGTATGACGAAGCTAAAAGCATTGCTAGGGGAAATCTATTAGAACTAGCTGAAAGTGCCTTAGCGAGCAAACTGACAGTCAGAACGCTAAAGGAAACAGAAACAATCTATGACGCTGACGGAAACGTTGAAAAAGTAAAGGTTAAAGAAAAAGAGCTAGATAAAGATAGCTTAGTAGCAATGATGGTTGCTAAGGCCGGAAACCCTGAACTTTATAACCCTACTGAATGGCGGAGATTACAACAGGAAGAATCAAGCGCTCATGACCTTAAAGCTAAGATCGAAGAACTTGATGACTATAAACTAAGTAAGTACGAAACTCCAAAAATTGAAGTACCGAAAGGGTTTGAATAAATGTATTATTTAAATAAAATGTTAGAATACAACAAAGAAAACGGCATTATTATTAATAAGTACATTCGCAAGACTATTCAGAAGCAAATACGCATTCATAACAAGTATATCTATCGCTATGACCGTGTTACACAAGCTATTGAATGGATACAAGACAACTTCTATTTGACTACTGGTAACCTGGTGAAGATTGAGCTACTACCTCCACAGCTTTGGTGGTACGAGTTAATGCTTGGCTATGATATGATTGATGAAAAAGGCATTCAGGTCAATCTAGTTAATGAGATTTTTCTTAATTTAGGCCGTGGATCAGGTAAGTCAAGTTTAATGGCTACGCGCGTGCTTAACTGGATGATTTTAGGCGGTCAATATGGCGGAGAGAGCTTAGTTATTGCATACGATAATACACAGGCTAGACACGTATTTGACCAAGTTCGGAATCAAACGGAAGCTAGTGATACATTAAGAGTATACAATGAAAACAAGATTTTCAAGAGTACAAAACAAGGGCTAGAATTTACTTCTTTTAAAACTACTTTCAAAAAGCAAACAAATGATACTTTGAGAGCGCAAGGTGGTAACAGTTCGCTTAATATCTTTGATGAAGTTCATACCTATGGCGAAGATATAACAGAATCAGTCAATAAAGGTTCACGACAAAAACAAGATAACTGGCAAAGTATTTATATTACTTCTGGCGGACTTAAACGCGACGGACTATATGATAAACTTGTTGAACGCTTCAAATCAGAAGAAGAATTTTACAATGATAGGTCGTTCGGCTTGCTTTACATGCTAGAAAATCATGAGCAGGTAAAAGATAAAAAGAATTGGACTATGGCTTTACCTCTTATCGGTCATGTCCCTAAGTGGTCAGGAGTTATTGAGGAGTACGAACTTGCGCAAGGAGATCCAGCGTTACAGAATAAGTTCTTGGCGTTTAATATGGGCTTGCCTATGCAGGACACGGCTTACTACTTCACTCCGCAAGATACCAAACTAACAGAATTTAACTTATCTGTATTTAATAAAAATAGAACTTATGTCGGAATTGACCTATCCTTAATTGGCGATTTAACCGCCGTATCGTTCGTTTGTGAGTTAGAGGGTAAAACTTACAGTCATACACTTACTTTCTCTGTACGGTCGCAATATGAGCAACTAGACACAGAACAACAAGAGCTGTGGACTGAATTTGTTGACAGAGGCGAACTAATCTTACTTGATACGGAATATATTAACGTAAATGACTTAATACCATATATTAATGACTTTAGAAACAAGACAGGGTGCAGACTTAGAAAGATCGGTTATGACCCAGCACGATACGAAATTTTAAAAGGTCTGATTGAGCGTTACTTCTTTGACAAAGACGGAGATAACCAAAGAGCAATTCGACAAGGTTTCTCAATGAACGACTATATTAAGCTATTGAAATCTAAGTTAGTGGAAAATAAACTTATCCATAACCAAAAAGTCATGCAATGGGCTTTAAATAATACTGCTGTCAAAATCGGACAAAGCGGGGATTATATGTATACTAAAAAACTTGAAAAAGATAAAATTGACCCTACTGTTGCTTTGACAATGGCTTTAGAAATGTTGGTGTCAGATGAAATATAATGTTGATACCGTCCGAGAAAGTGGCTGGTACAATAAAAAAGAATGGCTTGCTGTCCGTGATTATGTTAGACAACGTGACAAAATGACTTGCGTAAGATGTGGTGCATTCGGTGCTAAAAAATACGAAGTAGACCATATTATTGAGCTGACTTGGGAAAATCTTGATGATTGGAAAATAGCGCTGAACCCTGATAACCTACAACTCCTTTGTAAGTCTTGCCATAACAAGAAAACAGGCGAGTATAAACGAGGGAAAGGCGTAAGTTTATGGTAGAAAGGGGAAAAATTGAACTTATTCGGAAAAGTGGTATCATTTTCACGTGGAAAACTAAACAATGACACTCAAAGAGTTACAGCGTGGCAAAATGAAGCGGTAGAATATACAAGTGCCTTTGTGACTAATATTCACAATAAAATTGCTAATGAAATAACAAAAGTAGAATTTAATCATGTTAAATATAAAAAATCTGATGTTGGATCTGATACTTTGATTAGTATGTCAGGCTCTGATTTAGACGAGGTTCTAAACTGGAGTTCTAAGGGCGAACATAATAGCATGGAGTTTTGGCAGAAAGTAATTAAAAAGTTGCTATGCACACGCTATGTTGACCTGTACCCTATATTTGATAGTGAAACAGGAGATCTATTAGACTTACTGTTTGCTAATGATAAAAAAGAATATAAACCTGAAGAATTAGTAAGGCTTGTCAGTCCTTTTTATATCAATGAAGACACAAGTATTTTAGATAATGCTCTAGCTAGTATTCAAACTAAGCTGGAACAAGGCAAATTGCGTGGCTTATTGAAAATTAATGCCTTTCTTGATATTGATAATACACAGGAGTATCGAGAAAAAGCACTAGCAACAATAAAGAACATGCAAGAGGGTTCGAGTTATAATGGTTTGACACCAGTTGATAATAAGACGGAAATTGTAGAACTTAAAAAAGATTATTCTGTTTTAAATAAAGATGAAATTGACCTTATTAAATCGGAACTTTTGACAGGTTACTTTATGAATGAAAATATTTTGCTTGGTACTGCTACGCAAGAACAACAAATTTATTTTTATAACTCTACTATCATTCCTTTACTGATTCAACTTGAAAAGGAACTGACTTATAAACTGATTTCAACAAACCGCAGACGAGTGGTTAAGGATAATTTATATTATGAACGCATAATCGTAGATAACCAGCTATTCAAGTTTGCAACTTTGAAAGAATTAATTGACTTGTACCATGAAAATATTAATGGTCCTATTTTTACACAGAATCAACTTCTTGTTAAAATGGGCGAGCAACCAATCGAGGGTGGAGATATTTACATAGCTAACCTTAACGCAGTTGCTGTTAAAAACCTAAGTGACCTACAAGGCAGTAGAAAGGACGTAACAAGCACAGATGAAGCTAATAACCAATAGTGCTGAAATTAAAGTAACTGAAAAAGAGGACGGTTCTAAGTCGTTCCAAGGCATTGGTTCAGAAGTTGGTGTAGAGAATCTTAACGGTATTGTCTTGACACCTAACTGCATTGAGTTTACTAGAGAACGATATCCATTGCTGTATGAACACGGATCTGGATCTAGTGAAGTCATTGGGGACGCTAAAGTTTATTATGACTTAGCTTCTAATAAATACCTGACTGACTTTACGCTTTACGACAATGCACCAAACATTAATAAGGCTGTTGAAAATGGCGCTTTTGACTCACTATCAATTGCCTATTACATCACAGATTATGAGTTCAATGATAATGACGCTCTAGTTGTAAATAAAGCACAGTTTAAAGAGATTTCTCTTGTTTCAGTACCAGCAGACCCTAACGCAAAATTTATTCAAAATGCCTTAGGCGAAGAACTTACAGAAGAACGCAACAAAATTATTGAAAGCCGTAACGCTTTGAAAGAAATTGAGGATATTAAAAAGAAATATGAATAAACCTGATTTAATCGAAAAACAGAACCGCTTGGCAGAACTTAAAGAAAATAATGTATCTTTAAAATCTCAAATTAGTGGCTTTGAAGTAAAAAACGCAATTGAAGACTTGCCAAAAGTACAAGAATTAGAAAAAACACTTTCAGAAAATTCAATTGAAATCATCAAAATCGAGAATGAACTCAACGCACAGGAAGAAAAACCAAAAGGAAAAGCTAAAATGACAAACTTTATTGAATCACAAAACGCTGTAACAGAATTTTTTGATGTATTGAAAAAGAACTCTGGAAAATCAGAAATTAAAAATGCTTGGAACGCAAAACTTGCTGAAAATGGTGTAACTATCGCAGATACAACTTTCCAACTTCCACGTAAATTGGTTGAGTCAATCAACACGGCTTTGTTAAACACTAACCCAGTATTCAAAGTTTTCCATGTTACAAATGTTGGTGCTTTGCTCGTATCACGCTCTTTTGATTCATCAAATGAAGCACAAGTCCACAAAGACGGACAAACAAAAACAGAGCAGGCTGCGACACTCACTATTGATACTCTTGAGCCTGTAATGGTTTATAAATTGCAATCACTTGCTGAACGTGTTAAACGACTTCAAATGTCATATTCTGAACTTTACAACTTGATTGTAGCAGAACTTACACAAGCTATCGTTAATAAAATTGTTGACCTTGCTCTTGTTGAGGGAGACGGAACGAACGGTTTTAAATCAATCGACAAAGAAGCAGACGTCAAAAAAATCAAAAAGATTACTACAAAAGCTAAATCAGCTGGCAAAACTCCATTTGCTGACGCTATTGAAGAAGCGGTTGACTTTGTTCGTCCTACTGCTGGTCGTCGTTATTTGATTGTTAAAGCAGAAGACCGTAAAGCCTTGTTAGATGAGTTACGTCAAGCAACCGCAAATGCTAACGTTCGCATTAAAAACGATGATACTGAAATTGCTTCTGAAGTTGGAGTAGATGAAATTATTGTGTACACAGGTTCAAAAGCACTCAAACCTACTGTATTGGTAGACCAAAAATATCACATTGATATGCAAGACCTTACTAAAGTTGATGCCTTTGAATGGAAAACTAATAGCAACATGATTTTGGTTGAAACACTAACAAGCGGACACGTTGAAACTCTTAACGCTGGTGCAGTAATTACAGTCTCATAAGAATAAAATGGAGGAAGTAAATGATAGATTATATTAAAGTCTATTGTGGTATTCCGATTTTAGTAACAGCTTATGATAGTAAACTCATCTTATTCCGTTCAATAGCTATTAAGTTGCTAGAAAAAAATGGTATTAAAGCTGACGAAACAAGTGCATTAGTGAAAGACTTTATTTCTTGTTATTGTCGGCTTAATATTGTTGATGAACCAGCAGAACAATGGCGAAACGCTGAAATGAAACGTTTGGCTTCTTTGCAAGAGTTAATGTATTATGGAGGTATTTAATGATATTCTCACAAGTTACATTACAGGTAGAAACGACTGTTAAGAAGAAGAACGGTGCAGAAGCTAATGTTATAAAGCCTATCGTTTTACCAGCAGTTAAACAGAGAATCAATCAGTCAAGACTTGATGAGTTTTCTATGATCGGACTAGGTAAAAACGTAAGATACGAGCTTAACGGAATCGGAGAAATGGAAGACTTGATTTTCAACTATTTCTTGGACGAAAAAGGCGAAACTTTCAAGAGGACAACGTGGGAAAGAGACCCTAAGAATAACAAGATGATTTTAGAGGGAGTCGTGAGCAACGGGATATGAATGAATTCGATTCTTATATAGATTGGTACAACAATTTACTTACAATGCCTCTAAATGACGTTATTTTAGGCGTTAAGGACACGATAGAAGACAAGACGGTATATTTGTCACTTAGTGACTCAAAGGTGCTTAAAATGGATAATACGAGCTTTGTCATGGGTTACTATTATCAAGTTGTTTTATCTGTTAAAGATGTTGACGATGAACTTGTCGGACTAGTCGGAGATGTTTTACAAAACGGTTGGAATATGACAAACTGGTCAGAAAATAGCCACTTGTACAATTATACTGGTACTGTTTATTTGCCTTGTGGTGCAGGTGGTCAAGCATGGCAATGAATTTGCTTAATACAGCAAGCATAGCTAAAGAAATGCAATCGAAAGTCACGGAACGCATGGGCGATTGGTTTGAAGCAGAATTTAAAGCTAAAGCGAATAGCGCAAGCCGAAGAACTAGGTTAATCAGAAGTCATGGTCATACCTATACTTATGCAAGATATCAAAATACTGGGCAATTGTCAGGAAACTTAAAGCAAGTTAAAAAAGGCGATAAAATAGTCGTTAATGCAGGTACTAGGGCTAATTACACTAGCGGTTATCATGGCATGTACTTCTTAGTTGAAAAAAAGGGTATGCAAGATGTCAAAACAACATTGAAAAAAGGCGCTAATTATGCTAATTCAATGAAATTATAAAAGTAGAAAGTGGCTTAATTACATTTGATTGAAATTAACAATAATGGTATTTTTAAATGAGTTTAGATAATTTTAGAAATAGAACGATTTTGTGGGACACAGTCAATAAAGACTTCCCTCAGCCAATACAAATAATGCAAGGCGATGTCAATGCTAGAACGTTATTAATTAAAATAGTTGATAACGGAACTGAAATTGATTTAACTGGTCATTCATTAAAACTTACATATCAATACACTAATAGTAGTAATTCTGGTTTTGTTATGATCCCTCCTAAGGACTTAGCTAAGGGAGAATTTATTTTGGCAATTCCTACCGAAATGACAGCGACAGGAGTTATTGAAGCGAACTTAATACTTCTCAATAAAGACAAAGAGCAAGTTATTGTCAGTAAGAATCTTACATTTATATCAGACAGTTCTACTGTTTCTGATTTAGCTCAAGAAATAAATAATAATATTGATGATTTTACGAAATTATTATTAGAAAAAATGCCACAAGTACTGCGTAGTGAGTTGAATGATTTACATGCTCAAACTGATTCAAACAAGAGCAATATTGAGCTTAAAGCAAATCTAGCTGATATGACTAGCTTACAAAGTGCAATGACAGAGCTAAAAAATGAAGTAGAAGCATTTGGTATTAGTCCTGAAAATTTAGTTACTATAAAATCGCTATTAGACGCAATTGCAAGCAATGCAAGTGAATCGGAAGTTGTTGAACTAATAAATTCAGTAAAGATTTTAACAAGTAATATTTCTCTTATGAGTAACGGAGATTACTCCCCTAAAGCTAATCAAACAGATTTAGAAAGTTTACAGCATACTGTTAATAACCAATCGGCGACTATTTCAACAAAAGCCAATCAAACGGATTTAGACAACTTACAAGCTACTGTTGATAAACAAGGTGTTGCAATTTCAACAAAAGCTGAACAATCAGAGTTATCAATAACAAATAAAAATGTAACAACTGCTCAAGAAACAGCAAAACAAGCTGAAAGTGAAGCCAAAAATGCAATGGCAAAGGCTACCGAAGCACAAGCGAACAGTTTACCACTTAATGGCAATGCGGTCAGTGCAAGCAAACTGGAAACAGCTAGAAAACTTGGAGTAAATCTCCAAGCCTCAGCGTTTCAAAACTTTGACGGGACTGCTGACGCAACTAATATTGGAGTTTCAGGGGTGCTGCCTATTTCAAACGGTGGTACTTCAACAAGTGACGGAGTTATAAATACAATAGCTTATTCCAACAGCGCAGACGGCACTGACGGTTTCACAACTGTTTATCCTAATTTGAATCTATTAGACGGAACTAAAGATTTTAGTGGGGATTGGATTAATGCACGTGCTTGGGACAAGAATGGTACTTATAAGGGTTTGACTGTGGTGTCATACAATGGAGCTTATAACGCAGGTATAGCTAAAGGTTTTACTATCCCTTCCGACGGTATTTATTCATTTTCTATAATTGTTAAAGTAAAAACTGGTTATGTCGGTCAATTTATTGTTGAAACGTATAAACCAACAGGGGTACCTGCTGTTACAATAAATGTAACCGATACAGGTGGGAAATTTGTAATTCAGTCTTATACAGGTAGTTTTAAAGCAGGTCAAGAGATTGCAATGTATTTTCGGTTTGATAGTGGAGCCACTATTAAAGGTGGTTTAGAGGTCGCAGGGCATAAAATTGAACACGGAGAAACACCAACTCCATACATGCCATCAGCTAGCGAAGTCACGGTTGCAGACTATCCGAAGTATGTAGGGTTTAGTAATATCATTAAACCTAATAAGAAAAGTTCTGATTACAAATGGTTACCAATGGGGTTAGTAGCAATTGATAGTGCTACTGGCTCACTCAAACCTGCGGTTATAGGTATAGATTACGCTCAAGCTCACCCAGTTGGCTCGGTAGTCACAAATAACTCAAATTTGTCATCAGGGTATTCCACAGGAAAATGGGAAAATATCGGTTCAGCAGTAATTGGTTTAACAACAATATATTATTGGAAACGTACTGCATAAAAATATAAAAAGGAAAATAAAAAATGAAATTAGATTATAACTCACGTGAGATTTTCTTTGGTAATGAAGCTCTAATCGTAGCTGATATGTCCAAGGGGAGTAACGGAAAACCAGTGTTCGCTAACCATAAAATTGTAACTGGTTTGGTGTCAGTTGGCTCAATGGAAGACCAAGCGGAAACTAATAGCTATCCAGCTGATGACGTGCCAGACCATGGAGTGAAAAAAGGAGCTACCTTACTTCAAGGCGAAATGGTATTTATTCAAACAGACCAAGCACTTAAAGAGGATATCTTAGGTCAACAAAGAACAGCAAATGGCTTGGGTTGGTCTCCAACTGGTAATTGGAAAACAAAATGTGTTCAGTACCTAATTAAAGGGCGCAAGCGTGATAAAGTTACAGGAGAATTTATTGACGGTTATCGTGTAGTCGTTTATCCAAATTTGAGACCAACAGCAGAAGCTAAAAAAGAATCAGAAACAGATTCAGTTGACGGTGTAGACCCTATCCAATGGACTTTAGCAGTACAAGCAACTGATTCGGATATTTATTTGAATGGCGATAAAAAAGTTCCTGCTATTGAATACGAAATTTGGGGAGAACAAGCAAAAGATTTTGTAAAGAAAATGGAAAGTGGGCTGTTCATCATGCAACCTGATACGGAACTTGCTGGCGAAGTTACATTAATAGCTCCAACTCTTGCGAACGTTCAAACGAAAACTAAAGGGCATAATGACGGAACAATTGTTTTACCAGCTACTTTGAAAGATTCTAAAGGTCACGATGTAAAAGTAACAGCAGTAATTAAAGATGTAAAAGGAAATGTTGCGACAAATAACGAGCTTGCTCCTGGCGTTTATATCGTTACATTCTCAGCAGAAGGTTATAAAGATGTTTCTACGGGTGTCGCTGTAACTGACAAACCCTGAGGGGCCCGACGGGGCTAACCACGTAGCCTTTGCATATAGCAAAGATGGAAAAAATGGATTCACAACTATTTACCCTAACTTAAACTTGTTAAAAGGAACTGATTTTAAGAATTACACACCAAAAGTACAAGAACATCTTAGTGCTACAGTAAAAACTGGGGGAGTGTTTAATAAACCTTACGTCAGCGCGTCATACAATAATCCAACTGTAAACAGTTGGACAGACGTTCTTGAATGGGATTTTGATAAAGAACATTTTAAGCCATCAACAACTTATACTTTTAGTTTTTATGTAAAAGGAAAGGGAAAAATTAGAACTCATATTTACCCTTCTCTAATTGATACAAGTGTTGATGTATTAGCTGATGGAAAAGCAATAAAACCTGCTGCTGATGGTGCATATGATTGGAATCTTACTAATGAATGGGTTAGACATACATATACGTTTACTACTAAAAGTAGTATAACTGAAGGACAACATGTACTATTTAGACTATTCACAGGAAATAGTGCTGATATATGTTTACCTAAAATTGAAGAAGGCTCAACCGCTACTCCTTGGACGCCTTCATTTAGTGAACTAACAGCCGAAGATTATCCAAGTTATATTGGAACATATACTGATAATAACTCTAACACACAAAGTACAGACCCAGAAAAATATACTTGGAAAAAAATAGAATAAGTAAAGGAACATATATAAAATGGCAAAACAATTGAGTACAGCACGTAAATTTAAAATGATTACAGGTAAAGACCTTTTTCAACAACAAAAAGCAATGGATGCAGAGCTTAAAAAAGAAGACGGAGAAATTACTGATGTAATGGAGTTCGTTCAATATGGTTTATACTTAGCTCTTTTTCAAGATAACATTGTAAAAGCAAAAAGCGACTTCTCTGACTTCCGTTCTAGCTTTGAGTTCGATACTGCCGGTAAAGGACTTAAAGAACTGGTCGAACTATGGCAGAAAGAAATTTAATGAGCTGAGAGGGCTGTGAATGATTTTAAAACATGCAATTAGATACTTAGAACTAACTGGTTCGGACTTTATTACAGATTTGAAAGACTTTGCAGACCTACAAAATTCTTTTGTCGCTGGATATATTCCTGATGACTTTACAGAGCAAATGGAGAGCTTTACAGACAAGTTGTTGATACTTTGGGTAGATTGTAATGGAGGACTGCAAAACGCCTTAGACGATAAAACAGAGCTTCCCACAACTAACGAGTTAATCAATATCTTCTGTAAAACTGTTTTTATTCAAGAAAAAGAGGAAACGGAAGACGAAATGGTCTTCTTTTCTTCTAGTTCATTGATTAAGAAAAAGAAAGATACTGTAAAGGAAAATAAAACTTTAGAACTTTTGACTATTTTAGGCAATAATGAAATTGATATAACGCAGTTCATGGAAATGGAATTAGAACTTGTTTATAAAATAATTGAACTTATTGCAGAGAAGAAGAGAGAGGAAAAAGAAAAAGAGAAAAGGCGTAAAAGAAAGGGTATGTAATGGCAAGTAATGCAACATTTGAGGTCGAGATATACGGTAATACAACGAAATTCGAGAACTCACTTAAAGGCGTTAATACCGCAATGTCAGGGCTTAGAGGAGAAGCTAAAAACTTACGTGAAGCTCTAAAACTTGACCCGACAAATACCGGAAAAATGGCACAATTGCAAAAGAATTTACAAACGCAGTTGGGTTTATCACGTGACAAAGCAACAAAATTAAAAGAAGAGCTTGCTACTGTAGATAAAAGCACGCCAGCAGGTCAAAAGAAATGGTTACAGCTTACTAGAGATTTAGGCACAGCAGAAACACAAGCTAATAGGCTAGAGAGCGAAATTAAGCAAGTCGAGGGCGCTATTAAATCAGGTTCTTGGAACATTGACGCTAAAATGGATACTAAGGGCGTTAATAGCGGAATTGACGGCATGAAGTCACGATTTAGTGGCCTTAGAGAGATTGCTGTAGGTGTATTTAGGCAAATTGGTGCTAGTGCTGTTAGTGCTGTTGGTAATGGCTTAAAAGGCTGGGTATCTGACGCAATGGATACTCAAAAAGCCATGATTTCATTGAATAACACAATGAAGTTTAAAGGCAATGGACAAGAGTTTGACTATGTAAGCAAATCTATGCAGAATCTTGCTAAAGATACAAATGCAAACACTGAAGATACTTTAAAACTTTCAACAACGTTCATTGGTTTAGGCGATACTGCTAAGTCAGCAGTTAGTAAAACGGAAGCATTAGTAAAAGCTAACCAAGCATTTGGTGGTACTGGCGAACAATTAAAAGGTGTAGTTCAGGCTTACGGTCAGATGTCAGCAAGTGGTAAAGTCACAGCTGAAAACATCAATCAGCTAACAGATAATAACACAGCTCTTGGTTCAGCGCTTAAATCAACCGTTATGGAAATGAACCCAGCTTTGAAACAATATGGCTCATTTGCTGAAGCTAGTGAAAATGGCGCAGTATCTGTTGAAATGCTAGACAAAGCAATGCAACAACTTGGTAAAGCAGGTGGTGGGGGAGTAACGACCATAAGCGACGCTTGGGATAGTTTTAACGAAACATTATCGCTTGCTTTGCTTCCTACGCTTGACGCTTTAACTCCTATTATAAGTGCTTTGATTGATAAAATGGCAGGCTGGGGCGAAAGTGCTGGTAAAACTATAACAAATGTTATTAAGTATTTTCAAGACTTGTTTCAAAAACTTCAAGAAAATGGAACCACTTTAGCATTTTTAGAGGCTTGGGATAACATAAAAAGCGCATTTGATTCCATAGTTTCTATTATAGGGAACGTCATAAATTCATTTCTTGGAATAAATACAGAAACAACAAAAAATAAAACAAGTATAGACAACGTAGCAAAGAGCATAGCTATATTTGCTGGTAAATTTTCGGAAGTTACTAAAAAAATATCTGATTTTCTGAAAAAAATTAGTGAAAGTAAAAGAGCAATGGATACTTTAAAAGGAACTTTAGTGGTTCTTGCTAGTGCATTCGTAGCTTTAAAAGTCATTGATGGAATTGTTAAGGCGATTGAACTTTATAATAAAATAGTTAAAATTGGAACAGCTATACAAGGAGCTTTCAATGCTGTAATGGCTATAAACCCATTTGTTGCTCTTGGTATAGCGATCGTAGCTATTGTTGCTGGTTTGGTTTACTTCTTTACTCAAACCGAAACAGGGAAAAAAGTGTGGCAGAGTTTTGTAGACTTCTTATCGCAGTCAATTGAAGCTATTAAACAGTTCTTTACTGGTTTAGGTACTTGGTTTAGTGAGTTATGGACTTCCACAGTCGAGGGTACAAAAACTATATGGAACGGAATAACAGAATTTTTTAGTGGCTTATGGAATGGAATAGTGACGATTATAACTAATGTTTTCGCTACAATAGCTAGTGCAGTAACAGGCGCTTATAACTGGTTCGTCACAACTTTCCAACCATTAATTAGTTTTTATCAATCTATATTTAACCTAATAGGATCAATTATTAATGTAGCTTTTCAACTTATCTTGGCTATTGTTCGCGGTGCTTACCAATTAGTCATTGGTGCATGGAAAGGCCTATCAGGTTTCTTTGGTGGTATATTTAACGCTGTTAGTTCAGTAGTTTCGTCAGTATTTGGCGCAATCGGAAGTTTTGCTTCTAGCGCTTGGGGAGTAGTTCGGTCAATATGGAGTGCAGTTTCAGGTTTCTTTAGTGGTATATTTAATTCGGTTCGTGGTGTCGTTAGTGGAGTGTTTAGTGCCATAGGCGGGTTCGCTTCTAATGCTTGGTCAAGAATTTCAGGTGTATTTAGCGGAGTAAGTGGCTTCTTTAGCGGAGTGTTCAGCGGTGCTACAAGTGCAGTTAGTGGAGCATTCAGTGCTTTCGGTAGCTTTGCTTCTAATGCTTACAATGCAATAACAGGAGTATTTAACGGTATTGGCGGTTTCTTTAGCGGTATATTTGGAGGAATCAAGAACACGATAGACAGCGTTCTAGGCGGTGTAACAAATACAATTAACAATATATCAGGAGCCATTAATGGTATCGCTGGAAAACTAGGCGGACTGTTTAAGGGTTCAATGGTAGTAGGCTTAACAGATGTCAATCTATCTTCTAGCGGTTACGGTTTAAGCACTAATAGCGTATCAAGCGATAATAGAACGTATAACACATTTAACGTACAAGGTGGAGCTGGTCAAGATGTTTCTAACTTAGCGCGTGCAATCAGACGAGAATTTGACCTAGGGAGGGCTTAATGGTAAGACAGTACAAAATACATACCAACTTAGACGGAACGGACGATAAAATTTGGGACGTTACAAACGGAAAAGTTAGATTTTACCAGCCCTCTAATTTAGGCTTACAATCAACTAATAATATTTGGCAAAGTAACGGTGTCGGAGTAATGGGAACACGCTCAATCACTCAACCACAAATAGAATTTAAACTAGAAACGTTTGGCGAAAGTTTAGAAGAAAACTATCAATTAATGAAAGACTTCGTAAACGATATTCTTAGCAAAAAATTCGTTACACTTGAATATCAAACAGAGATTTTTCAGGTATATGCTGATTTAGCTTTAGCAGATGTCACAAAGACAGAGGGTTACGGTAAAAATGGAACTTTCAGCGAAAAGATAACTTTTGATGTAATTACAAAGTGGTACACTTACGAAAACTTAACTTTTGAAAAAATTCAAAATGGTCAAGTTCTTTCTGGTAAGTCTAAAATTTATGGTGGAACAGCACAAGGAAACTATAAGTATGTCAAAGGAACTTCTTACACTTATTATGGGGAAAGTGACATAGACCGTTTAAGCCGTTGGGATATAAAAGATGAAATATTTAGTTTTATGGGGATATTATATCCGCAACTTCCTAAAACACCTACTGGGGTTAGATTTTTAGACGATATTGGAAATGAATATACTGCAATTGTATTTAAGACGGAACAGGCACAGAATTATATTTTAATAAATACAGATGTAAATGACGAAACCTATCAAGGTTGGAACGGAACGACTTCATTAAATTTATTCCCTGTAATGGACTTTGAACGATATAGAACTCGTATAATTGAAAAAGGTCAAATGGAACTAATCAACCTTACCAAGGCAGAGTTTAAAATTAAGAGAAAGGCGGACTTCATTTAATGTTAGAAGCTAACGTTTATGATAACTTTAACCCTAACTATTATAATATATCTGATTTTACTCTTCCTAATGGTAAAAAAGACAAAAGAGGTCTACCAATACCAAAGGCAAGATGTCAAGTTATTAACTATGAATTGTGGGAAACGGGTTACCTTTACACTTCATCAGCTACATTGACCGTTTCAGTAGAAGTTGGCGATATTGTTCAAATTCTATTTCCTGAAGTTGTTCCAATCGAGGAAGCTCTAGGTAAAAAGAAAAACTTAAATTTAGATATGGTTTACCTTGTGACAGATGTAGATGAAAGTAACAAAGCCACATTAAAGAACTATTTTTGGGCAATGATTGAAAGCTTAGATGTTCCAAACGCAATAACTAAAACGACAAACGCTGCTATCATTGATTATTTAATTGACCCTAATAAAAATAATTTAATGAGTTATGGGTACTTCTTTAATTCAACTGTCTTTGCTGGAAAGGCTACAATTAACCGTAAAGCAGAAACTTCATCGGCTCATGACGTAGCAAAAAGGATATTTTCAAAGGTTCAATTTCAACCAACTACGACAATTCAGCATGCTTCATCTGAAACAGACCCCAGGAACTTGTTATTTATTAACTTTGCTTCTAGGAACTGGAATAGAAAAAGAATCACAACAAGGGTAGATATTAAGCAAAGTGTTACAATGGACACGGAAACAATAGTAGAACGTTCAGCTTATAATTTTGCTGTCGTGTTTATCAAAAATAAGGAAGCAGACGACTACATAGACCCTCCTAAAATGTACACAGCAAAAAATAACGGCGATGTCATTGATTATAGCACTTATCATGGAGACGGAACAGACTTGCCAGATGTAAGAACAGCTAAAACATTGTTTTATGATAGAGATGACCACGGAAACCCTCCTGATATGTCTACTATCAAAGCTGAAATTTCTCCCTCTACAATCGTTACAAGGTTAATATTTAACCAAAATGATTTTTTGCCTTTGTACGTTAATGACTTAGTAGATATATGGTATGAGGGTAAACTATATTCAGGCTATATAGCAGACAGAGTTAAAACGGAGTTTAATGATAGACTTATTTTTGTAGAAAGTGGAGATAAACCAAATGTTATATGAATATGTAGCTACTTATGGTGACAAATATAGAATAGATAGCTTTAAAGGGCATAGAGAGCTTCGTAAAGACCACTTAGAACTATTGCAAGGTAAAGTATACTATAACGGCAAAAACTCTCTTAGAATCGAAACTACGCTCTTGTACGAAGTCGGCCAATTTGTATCAATTGGTGGTTATCCTTATGGCGGTAGAAAATTTAGATTGTTGGAGCTATCAATTACTGATAACCCAGTTTTAGATAAAGCAAAGATAATTTCAAGAAAGGTTAAAAATGACAATTAAAAATTTCACGTTTTTTAGTCAAAATGGTACAGAGTTCCCGGTCGGTTCTAATAATGACGGAAAACTATACATGATGTTGACAGGAATGGACTACGGAACGATTAGACGCAAAGACTGGACAAGTCCGTTAAATACAGCTCTTAACATTCAATATGTTAACACATCAATCATTGCAGGCGGGAGGTATTTTGAACTATTAAACGAAACAGTAGCTTTGAAAGGAGATTCAGTTAATTACATTCATGCAAATATTGACTTAACTCAAACTGCTAATCCTGTCAGTTTATCAGCCGAAACCGCAAATAATAGCAACCGTGTTGATATAAACAATGGTTCTGGCGTTTTGAAAGTTTGTTTTGATGTTGTTGTAACTTCAGGAACTGGAGTAACAAGCACTAAACCAATTGTTCAGACCAGTAATTTGGATAGTATTTCTGCAAATGATATATTACTTAAAGGTTCAATCCATGTTCCAGTTCAAACGTCGACAGTTCAAACCGCCCCTGGTTTGCAATTGAAACTTACTAAAAAGAACGATGATTTAGTAATTGTTAGATTCCTTGGTAGTGTGGCAAACATAAAAAAAGGACAAACGATGTCTAGGACGTGGGTAGATGGACCATTTCGTCCAACTGTTGTTCAAAGTCTTATTGGTCATCTTATTGGAAGAGATAGCATTTTCCATATTGACATAAACCCAGATGGTAGTATTACTTGGTGGGGGGAAGATATTGGTAGTAACCCTTTGTCGTCACGTGGTAACGCAAGCTACTTTATTAAATAACAAAATAGAAAGCAAAACAAAATGGTAACTAGAATGATTTTAATGACTATCTTAATTTTGGCGATTCTTTTCGCTACGTGGGTCAAAGATAGAGAAGCGATGAACCCACCTTTTAAACGTAGACTTGTAATTGATTTAACGGTTGTCTTCGCGCTATGGATTTTGTATGCAGTATTTTACTTTACACAAACACCCTCAACTTCTGATATCGCCAAAACTGTGATTAATGTAGGTTTATTGTACTTCGTAGGACAATTTATTTATTTAATCGCAAAAATCAGTCCTATGTTTGACGGTTTGGTTAAACTTATCAAAAAGAGTGGTGTAAATATTCCTGAAGCGGAAGAAGAACAAACGGAGGATAAAAAAGAATGAATATAACTAACGCTGGTGTACGTGGGCATAATCCTACTGGGGTTGTAATTCACAATGACGCTGGTTCAAATGGTGCTAACGCCGGCTTCTACAACAACTGGTTACCTAATCATAACCCTGAAAATGGCTTTGCTCATGTTTATATTGGAAATGACGGAAGATTGCAGGCTTCGGACTTCTCTAACATGGCATGGCATTGTGCTAACTCATACGGCAATACAAATTATGCAAGTTGGGAAGTATGCCAATCAGAGGGCGATTTAAACCAGTTCTTAAGAAATGAGCAATCGGTACTAGATGATGTAGCTAAGTACATGAAACAATGGGGACTAACTCCTAATCATGATACTGTGAAGCTACATCAAGAGTTGTCATCTACTTCATGCCCTAGACGTTCCGTAGAGGTACATGGTGGCACGGTAGAGAGTTGTCGCTCATACTTTATCGCAGAACTAAATAAACGCCTTACAGGACAAACTGGGGGCTCTAACAACAACACAACAGAAAGCGGAGAAATTGAAATGTTTCTAATTAATTGTAAAGACACTAAAAATTGGTATGTATGCAATGGAGTATCAGCACGACATATTAAAACAACTCGTATGCTTGGCGGTTTCCAAGGTAAATTTGGAGTAATCAAGTTACCAGAAACAGTTATGTATCAAGCAGAATTTGAAGCAGAGTATGGAAAAGTAAACTAAAAAATAATATAAAAAAGACAGCTTTATAGCTGTTTTTATATTTCTTTATATTTAATTTTCTTCACTAACTCGTTGTTCTTCAAGTGCTTTCTCATTAGCTTGCTTTATATGCTCATATTTTGCTTTCTCTTGCGTTTTAAACTCTTGTTCATATAATTGTTCCACAATATCATTAAAGCCCTTGTCCGCCTTTTTATGAGCCTTTTGAATCAATACGATACTTCTAGTTGTGTCATCTGTTAAAATAAATATATTTATTCTCCTTTTATATGCTTCAATTGCTTACCTGATTAATTGCTTCAATAATATTATTGCCGGTATTTATTAGAATTTCATCACTTACAGTTACATTCTTTCTTGAAAATAATTCGCTCTCAATCTTCATAAAGTGCATTGCTTTAGCTAAAAATTGAGCTGATGATTCATAATATAATGTTTCCAGTTCATCATCTGAAAGCTGTGTTAAATCATCATTAGCAAAAGTTGTGAGTTTTCGCTTAATCTCTTTGCCGTTTTCTTCTTCTATATAGTAACGCTTCATCTATTCATTCCTTTAATTTCAAATTTTTCAATAATATACCGTTTAGAACCAAGCTCAAAGCTGACTAGATAATTATTGAAGCAGTCTTTCTTGCTTAGGTCATTAGCAATCTTTCTGGCTGTTTGCTGTGGATATTTTGACCTATTTATTTTACTTGTGTATTCGTGTAATATTATCTCATTGCCTCCCTTTGCATTTTGCGCTTTAGTCGTTGCTTATACAGATATTCTTTACTTGGCTTTAAACTAGCCAATAACTCATCTAATAAGTCCAAAACCTTTCCTCCAGAACCTACACTATCCATTTTTTTAAGTGTAAGCTCGTGCATTTCATCATCATTGAAAAACATAGTAAGATAAGGGAATACTACGGTATGTGGTAAACTCAAGCGTGATTTAGTTGTATGTAACTTAGGCCATGTACCTGTCTCATCTTTAATTTTTAACTCAAGTTGATTCATTCCGATACCTTGCTCTTTCAGTACGCTAGTGATTCTTTCATATAATTCTTCGTTTGTCATTATGCTATAACCTCAATTATTTCTGTATGCTTTTTAACTTCATATCTTTGTTCTTCTGGAAGCAATTCATTCCATTTTAAAGCCTCTTTTTTGTCATAAAACTTACGTGTTTTAATTTCTTTTTCCAATATCCAAGATACTATGTAGTATGTGAATTCGTCTTTCATTATCCAATCACTCCTGTTTTTATGTTTAATCTTTGTTGACTTGATAAGTGATATAAATTACACCACTTACAGTAATAAGCTCTAACTGGTATCTTACCAGCTTTATTTTTCTTATGCTGGGCATTTGCTATTGAATATAAAGCACCCATTTTTGTGTATTTGCGTTTTTTACACATAATCTAACCACTCCTTAATCGTAAATAATTCAAAGCCATTTAGCTTACTTTGTTTTTCAATTTCTACTTGGTTTCTATCTAGGTCTACCAACAGTTCAATTACAGGTCTACCAAATGTAAACCAACCAAGAACTGTATTAGTTTTAAGTCCAAAATACTTAGCACATTGAGCCTTACAGCTGAAGTATAGTTCTTCTTCTGTCGTAGGGTTATAAGCTACTACCTTTATAGCTTTTTGAGTTGCCATTGTTTAATCTCCTTTCTATAAAACAATAGTATCAAAAAAAGTTCACACTGTCAAGCATAAACTTTATTTTCAATTATTCTTCGTCTTTCCATTGTTTGAAATCATCAGCTAGTTCTTGTATAAAGCCCATAATATCGTCAATAGTGTACTCTGTAAGCTCATTCTCGTTACTTAAGTTAGCAAGTTCTTTGGCATAGTCTAAAGCTTTTTTATAGTCTTTGTCGTAGCTTTCACCCTCTTTCTTGCCAGCTCTTACTAGATACTTCAATACCTGCATTGTATTCCAGCCCACAAGCTCTTCGTAGTTAAAATTATGTTTCAAGTATTCGTTAAGTTCCACACCGTATTCGTTGGCATAGTGCCGATTTTCTTTTAAGTTCATTAGATAATTCCTCCAATCCATGTAATAAGCAACGTTGCGATTATACCTATCCAAGTGATAGCGATAAGTGTAAAGCCGACACCTGCAACTATCATTAAAGTTTTTACTGTATCTTTCATTTTATCTATCCTTTGCTTTCTTCTGTTAGTGGAATCCAGTCAGGAAATTTACTTTCAATATGTTCAATTGCCTGTTCCGTCCATTCATTAATACCTAAAAATTCCATTGCGTCTTCGCTGTGTGGTATAACATTTACTTCCGAAAAGCCAATTGGGTTGTTATCGCTGTTTTGAATGAAATAAACTTGTTTTACAGCCATTTCCAATGCGTCACCGTGAATAATTACACCATTCATTCCTCTAATTGCAAAGGCATGAATCAAGAATGAAATAGCTTCATCTGATAATTCTAATGCCTGATACCAGTAGTTACTCGGCAAATAGTCAAAAAAGTCTGTATTCATTCGGTCGTCTTGCCACTTTTGAATAATTAGAGTTCCTGTTCCTGCTCCGGTTAAATCAGCACCTCCAGAACCACCTACAAGCAACGCTGTGAGTTTACCAAGTTCATCTGGTGTATAATGCTGACCTTTTGCTGAAACAGCTGAATGAGCCATAAAATAGTCCCTAAAGAAATCAACTCCCATGTCATGGTGGATATTTAATATTTTAGAGTAAAATTCTTCACGTCCTTTTTTATCAAAAACAAGCTCTTTAATTCTGTTTGTGAAATTCATGTGTTCATCAACATTTAACATGTCATAGAATTGCTTTTCAGTGATTGTCATCTCTGCACCTCTTTCATAATTACATTCTATCAAATTACTTTTACTTTGTCAAATATTAACTCCCCTTAACCATAAATAATTTCTCATTTTTCCTTTTATTGCTCGTACCACCCTGCAAACAACTACGTGCTTTATCAAAAGAATATACAGCTTCAAAACGTTCATCTGAAATTGAATAACTTGAAATTATCACGATATTAGTTTTAGCCATTTCAAATGCCCAGTTATAAAACTCTTGACTATCAAATGAATTGATATAACTTTTTTGGTGACTTCCTTCATAAGGAGGGTCAAGATATAGAATAGCTCCAGAAACTTCGCCAAAATCGTGATAACTTTTATTCGTTGCTTTTACTTCGTCAAGTTGTTGAAGTCGTTGAAGTCGTTCAAGTTGTTGAAGGTGTTGAAGTTGTTCTAAAGTTTTATTCTTTTCTGGCTTAGCGTTAAACCAATTCCAGTCCAGTCCAGAAGTAACTTTCTTATATGTTTCTGTTTGTTTATAACCGCTAAAAACGTCATGCTTTTCAATAATTTTTTTAGCAAGATTATATTTCAAATCTGATTTTTCTTTAGAAAACATATAGGCTTTCATGCTATTTCCAAAAGAGTTAATCAGCAACTTCAAAAAGTCATCTGTTGTCTTGTTTTCTTTAGACTTAATCTCGGTAAACTCTGTACGTGAAACAATAAGGGTTTTTATCCATTCGCGGTCTTGAGAGATAACTCGTTCAAATGCGTTGGTTATATCCTTGTCTAAGTCGTTATAATACACTTCTAAACCATTTAAAATACATTCGGCTGTAATTGCTCCTCCACCTCCGAAGATGTCGTATATCGGCCTGTCTGTGCCAAAGTTCTGTTTGATAATTTCAATTATCTTCTTGCTTATCTTTTTCTTACTTCCTTGGTATGGTAGTCCGATTGGTTTACCTTTTCTAATTTTCTTCTCGTCTAACTTAAGCATTAAAATTCCTTGTCTTTCTAATTTGATAAAATTTATTCCAGTTTTCTATAAGCTCCAGCAACTTAGGTTCATCATATTCGGTAAACAGTTCAATCTGCGATGTAAACCAGCAGTGCAAACAGCGATCGCAACTATAACAGATATTCACGTATCCTCTGCATTCTTTGCAAACTCCTAAACCGTCACTCGTTGGAATATCGAAGCAATGGCAATATCTTTTATCATTAAAGTATTTACTCATCTATTTACTTCCTTTCGTTTTAATCAAGTCAACTAATGCAAAAAAAGCATATAGTCCAATTCCGACTAGTGCTATTATAATAACTTTATTCATATCTATCCTCTGTAAGTCTATCCATGTTACCGCCGGCGATCAGTCTATCAATTTCACATTGATTAGTCCAAAACTCTAAGTGTCCTAGTTCAAAATCTGCATTAACTGAGATGAAGCCATTTTCTAAAGTTTCCATTGAGTTGATTTTAATTAATTTGTTTTCCATTGTTGTTCTCCTTTATTCTATACACAATTATAAGCTATTTGTTTTTAATTGTCAAGCAATAAGTGCCATAAACTACTAATAAAATAATTGTTATTATAAATAGCGGTTGAATAAATACAGTTACCGCAAACCAAATGATAGATACTAAAGTATAAATCATGATTTTTAATAGTGTTTTACCTGCTGGCGTATTTTGGAACCCAAGTTCTGTATAAGTTGTTTCTTGTTCTTTTTGCTCCTCAAAAATAGTTTCCGTTTCATAATGATTACCGCAATAATCACATTTGCCATTAGTGAAATTTGAAGCCCCACAGGTTACGCATTGTATTAAATTCACTTTACAACCTCTATTATATGCCCTTTTAGTTTATAACCTTTACTATAATTTTTCCAAGCTGTTGAATTGGCAACTCCAACGTATCTAGATAAATCGCTGAAGCTTCTAAATTCCTTTCCATTCCATAATACTTTTTTATCATGAAATCTTTTTGCATTTTCTGTTTGTGTTACATACTCTAAATTATTCAAGTTGTTGTTTTCTTTATTTCCGTCTATATGATCAACAGTTAAATCAGACTTACCATGAAAAGCCTCCATTACTATTCTATGTACTCTTTCTTGTTTCCCATTAATTTTTGTTACTTTATAACCGTATTTATTGGTTGCTTGTTTTTTCTTTATTGTATATTTTTTGTTTTCTTTAAATACATCTCCTTTATCACTAACTAAATACTTTTCTTTATATCTTACTACTTCCATTATTTTTTTCATCTTTCTTTAACTCGATGTATTAAGTATAATAAAAAAACTCTAAGCTGTCAAGCCTAAAGTTTTTATTCTTAATTATTTTTCTTTCAATTTATTCTTGAACCAAATGATTCGTTCTTTGAACCAAGCGTCAACTCCTTCAGGACGTAGCCATTTCCCTTGCTTCACACCGTTTTTTTCCATGAACTCAATCACTTTAGTTGGAGTTTCTAGGTCGTCCCACATAGTATATTGTTTTGCTGAATTGAATTTACTAAACATTTCAAGTGTTTCGATGTAGCTATCTTTCAAAAGTTCAGTGTCAAGCAATTTTTGGGCTTTCTCAGCACGTTTAGCGAGTCGTTCGTTAGCTTGTTCCAGTTGCTCTTTTTGACGCTGTAAGCTCAAATTATGATTGATATAAGCAATTTGCTGTGCATGTCGTCCAAGTTTGCCTTGCGTATTAAGCTCGATCAGTTTAGCCATTCCCTCGCCAAGAATTTCATCAGCTACAAGATTATACTTGTATTTTTTATTTGTGTTTCGTACGTAGTTATCAAGTGTCTGCTTGATTTTAAGTTTTTTGTGTAATTCTCGTAGTGTTGTCAATTTAATACTCCTTCATATATTTTACCAAACTTCAAAGCGTTAATTTTCACTAACTGTTTCAAGTCTGATATGAATTGCTGTTCTCCGTCAAAGTCAAATGGCATTGATACATTTTCCTTGATCCAAGTGAAAGCTCCGTCAAAGTCTTGTCTTAGTAAGCTCATTTTATCCACGATGTCGATAATTTGCTCTCTCTCTTCTGCTGTGTACATGAAACCAACTTTCTAGAAAGGTAGATCTTCCGTATTAACTTCAATTGGTTCAGAACCACCAAATAAGTCCTGTTTAGCTTGTGCTTGCTTTCCATTATCATTAGAGATAAACACTTTTTCAACAGCAGGAAAAACAAAGTTATAATTTACGTATTCGCCTGATTCCTTAGCTTGTACACGACCGCTGACCGTTATGGTGTCTCCTAATTGAATGAAGTCAGGCAAGAAAGCCGAACCGTACGCAACTTTTACGTTAGAACCCTTTTCTTTTTCAAATAATGGAACAGAAATAATTTTCTTGTCGCCTTTTGCTGTGCTTACTGTTCGTGTATTTTTTTCGTTCGCTTGTGCTGTAACTGTGATGATTGCCATTTTTTATTTTCCCTCTGTCGCTTTCCAAATTGTCATAATATCAAAGATTTCTTTTTTTGTCTTTGTTTTAAGTAGTTCCATATTAGGATATCCAAGTTCTTCAGCTCTATTTAGTGCTGGCTGGATCTCTCTAAGTCGTTGCTTTTCTGCTTCCAACAGTTTCTGCTCTTCTGTCAAGTCAGGCAAATCTTCATTTGCGTAGATATATAGCCCTAAACCATGACGAGCGATTGCCTTAACTAGTCCGCGTTGAATGGCTTTATTTACGTCCATTGAAGTAATTTTTTCAACTGGGATAGATTGGTTACGATAGTCCATAACAGGTAGATACTCGATGTGTTCTAAGCCCTCAATAGTCATACCAACCTTAACCCAAGCTGTGTGACCGTCTGTGTGATAATTTAACCCTTGTTCATTTTCATAAACTTTACTGTTAGCTTCAGGATAAACTTTTTTTACTTCTGCCCAAGCAAACGCCCAACTCAGATAGTCAAGATTATTCTTTTTACTCTTTTTATCATTAACATTAATGACGCTTAATTTTTCGTATACGCTCATTTTCTCCTCTTTCTACAATGAATACATCGCCTTGTCTTGTAATTTCAATATTATACTTAAGCATAGGTAAAATATATCCGTCTTCCCAGTAGTTCCACAAGTCATTTATTAAGCCATACAGGCACTCGTTAGGCTCTGCCCTATACTTTGTCTCGTTCATTTCTTCGAGCTCTTTAGATAGCTTTCTAACGCGTCTGGCATAATGTTTACTTGCTTTTTCTCTGGCTTTTAAACTTTTGTAGTTGCTTTCCATATATGAAATTCCTAATATCTTCTTTTTGTTGCTTTTCCTCTTTATCAGACCAGCCAACTTTTTGACCTTTTCGCTTACCGCTTTGATAAACTCGCCTGTTATCATCAGGAAATCCATTTTTCTCGAAGTACATTCGAGCATATTCAAAGTAATTTAAGCTGTTGATGTACTGCTGACTATCCTTTTTGTGATAATTAAGAGTTATCAATCGCCTTTCAGCTAAACTTTGGAAAGATGTTATCATAAGTTCTCCTTTATTTCTATATATACTATTATATCAAAATTATTTACTATTGTAAAGTATTAGATGATATTTTTTCATTTATTTCTACTTTTAATTGTAATGCTTTAATCAATGCACGCTTAGAATAATCATTTTCGCAAGCTGTATGCAATTTTTTAGACTGTCTGACTAGAAATTCAGCACGTCCAAGCCATACTTTGAAGAGCTCGTCATTTTTCCATTCTGCTTTTACCATTTCATCTAATGCACGATATAACCAGCCATACACTTCAGCGTGTAAAATAATAGCTTTGTTCTTGTAGTCATTCATTGAGTTCATTTTTTGCTCTCTCTATTAATTCAAAGTCTGAATATTGTTCATTCATGTTAAACCTTGATTCATTTACTTTTTCATGGTAATAAACAACGTATTTTTTATCACTCATTTTCTGTCACTTTACCTTGCTCTTTAGCTAAGTCTAAGAAAGCCTGTGCCGATTCTTTCGTCGTTTCGATTGGAGTTTCAGCCTTTACTTTTTCCACTAGTTCACTATCAGGTTCTTTTTTATCTTGTTCAATCGATGTAAAAGCCGAGCCAACATATCCCCAAAGAATCTCATTATTGAAAGCAAAGTTTCGAGCAAATACTTTCATGATAGAATATCTGTTTTTAGTCTTACTATTAATTTTAGGCGACATAGTAAAGGCTATCTCGTACCATGATGGGATAGTCGTAGCTCCCAATATATGGCTTGGAATGATGCGAAAATCACGCTCTGTCAAAGATTGTTCGCCAGCTTGTTTTCTAGCATGTGCCACAATCATAAACGTCACATACTTGTCGTGCTTCATATCTAAAGTGTTTCTAAGGTTTGTAATTCCTCTTAGGACTTCTGCCATTGGTTGGTTTGCGTTGATTATATCATTATCTTCTAACAAGTCTTTTAGAGGGTCTAATATAACAAGTCCGATGTCTTTTTCTAGTATGAAGTTATATAGCTCTCTAAGCCCTACATTGTGCTTTTTCCCTTGGCTGTCATATTTCCATGTATCAAGTTTAAAAGCTCCACCATGTAAGAAATATAAGTTATCAGGACTATCTCTTCTTGAACCTTTCAAGCGTTGGTGCTCTGTGAGTCTGCTATTTTCATTCTGAATAAATAACACGTTAGTTTTAGTTGTTTCTCGTCCAGCGAACGGTTCTCCAAGTGCCATGGCTTGCGCTAAGTCTTGAGCTAGTGATGACTTCATACTCTTCTCACTACCTGTTATAAGACCAAGTGAACCTTTAGGCAAAATATCTTGTACATTCCAAAGCAAACCGCCTGAAAAGTCTTCTGATTCTTTAAGTTCTTTAGCTGTGCTTACTTTATCAAATAAATTCAATTTTCACGCCTCTCAATTTATAACCTTTTTTAATCCTACGACTAATGCCACCTGTTGTTTTTTCTCCAACTATTAGCGCCACTTCTGTTAGACTATTGTATTCTTTATCTCCCCATTTTACTTTTTTTGAATTGTATCTACGTACATTTTCTTTATGAGAAACATATTCAAGATTAGACAAACAGTTATTAGCTTTATTTCTATCTTTATGGTCTACTTCTTCACTAGAATAACCAGTAAATGCTTCTAAAACAATCCTATGTACCCCTAAAGGTTTTCCGTTTATAGAAGTGTAAAGATAACCGCTATTGTTTTTTGATAGTGGTTTCTTTTTTAAATTGTTTTTCTGTATTTCCCAAACTTCCCCGTCATCACTAACCATATACTTCTCTTTATACTTTATAAATTTTCTCAATTTAGTCACTAGTTACCTCCATTGGTTCTGATTCTATATAATAAAATCCCATTTATTTCTCCTTTAGTATATAATAACAAAAAAGACTTGAAAAGTCAAGCCTTAAATCTATTAAGTTCATAAATATGTAGCCATAAGCAATAGGCTAGTCACTAGTCACCTCCATTGGCTCTGATTCTACGCAATAAACTTTGAATGGTTTTTCTTCTTTTACTCCATTTCCGAAAAATAGCTCCCATTGATAATTTAATAAAACACAAGTCTTAATAGCTTCGTGTTTTTTTGTATAAAGAGACAATCGTTTTCCGCTATAATTTTTAGCCACTATGTCTTTATTAGTTGTTAGTGCCACATAGTAAATTTTCATTTTTTTCCTTTTCTTACACCACAAATATTAAATTCTATTCCGTGCTACTTTTTTAGATAGCCCTTAAGCCCTTATCGTGTCGTATAATCCCAGCAAGTTAAAAGAAAAGACTACTTAATTTCAATACTTTTCTATAAATAACTCTGTCAGACTTCTACGCGTCACGGAGTGTTTCTGTTCACCGACACTCATGGAACTCATAATCTTTTATTTCATGCTACGCTCTAGGCTGTTTGTAAAGTAATCACATTTTCAATTGAGTCTAGGTTTTAAGCAACTATCCTGACCCTCAAGCGTAAGATTATAAATGACTTTCGATATTTTCAACTTTATTCAATATTGAATTCTCTACTTACATTAGTTACAAGTCATTCAGCAACTAACTATTCAATTACATAGATAATAATAACATAGACATTTTCACTTGTCAAATATTAGATACTTATATTTTAACATATCACATTTTACACTTTGAGTTATCTTGTGTTATGTAAATTATTCTAATCCCTCTAATTCTCCTAGCTTTTTATCTAGTTCATATTGGATCACTGCTATTTGTTTGATTGCTGATTCTAATACTTCTACTTTTTTAATCAAAAATTCTTTATCTTCCATTAGTTTGTATCTCCTTTTTTTCTACACTTCTATTATATCATACCATTTTTTAATATTCACAAGGTTCACAAAGTTTTTTAGACTTGCTTTATTGATAACCACGCTATTTACAAGCATTTTATACATTGTTTTACTGAAATAATAAAAGTATGTTACAAATCATAAATAGCTATACAATGGGCTTTGCTCTTGTTTTCTTAAAATATTTAGTTAAACATTTCACAATTCCAGTACAAGATAAAAAGATTATCAAACACTCCGGAATTCCTTTAGAAATCTTACGAACAATAAGCTAATTGCGCTTACTGATACCATACTTTACAAACAGGACACTCAATGCACTTACGTTCTGCCACTTCTAGTCAAATTGCGGTTAAGCGTAAAACAAAAGCCACTAAGGTGGCAATTATTTTTTAGTAATTTAATTTTTTACCCTTATAAGAACCATATTTATTCAAATTATACTTAATAGTATTTTTTGAAACATTTAATTTTCTTGATAACTCATTAGTGCTTCTGTATTTCACATTGTCATAATAAATTGGGATAGCTATAGACTTTATTAAATTTTCTTCTCTAGTTAAATATTGTAAATTATCTAATGAATTATTTAGTTTATTTCCGTCTATATGGTCAACAGTTAAATCACTTTTACCTTTAAAAGCCTCTATTACTAATCTATGTACCTTTATAGTTTTATTTTTAATCGTTAATTGTAAATATCCATTATTTCTTAAAGTTCCTTTTATCAGTCTACATCTATCTTTTAACTCTCTATAAACTTTTCCATTTTCTAATACTATAACAGTATCTATTTTTTTATATCTCATTTATTTCCTCCTAAATCAAAATGTATTGCTGGCTGATTGTTCCATAGTTTTAATGTTTCCTTATCTACTTCTGGCTGATTCATGTATTCTCTGTTCATTCTAGCTCTTGTATTAGCTACTTTAATTTTAATACGCTTCTTGTATTCCTGCTGTCGTAAGTACATCAAATATTTGTCTCTAGCCATTGTTACCTCCTATAAAGATTATAACACAAAATACCTACAAAGTCAATCATATCTTACATAACAGAGGATAACACTACTCCAAAAAGTGGATATGCTATAATAGATACAGAAGTTAAGAGAGGAAAGCAAATGACAGAAGAACAGCTACTATTTAAGCAAGAAACAATGTCAGAAGTCGACTTTAACGAGTTCTTACTTAATGCTGTTGAATGTGGTTTGATTAATCTTGAGACAGCTTTAATTTTTAAGGGAGAATAAAGAAATGAATAAAGAGCATATTTTAGCACAAAAAGAAGTATTGACTCCAATTGAATATGAACACTATGTTAAACATTTATTTGATATCGGAGAACTAAGCAAAGAACTTTACATTGAAATGAGTTCTGATTTATGAGCAAAGCCTTAGCGGTTGACTTTAGCACTTCTAATACTGGTTATGCGTTTCGTAACCCTTTAACAAATGAGTATGTAGTCGGTTCAATTGCAGGTGGTAAAAGTAAAGACCCTTTGGAACGTGCAAAGATTATAGCTGACGGCATAACAGAAATCATTGAGCATTATAACTTATTTGATTATTTTATTTATATTGAAGAGCCTATTATCACGTTCAAGTCTAAGGGTAACATCTCATTGATTAGAGCTAACGGTTCATTCTTAGGAGTCATGCGTAACCGTCATAATATTGGCTATGTTGATATCCCTAATTCCAAATGGTGCGGTTATCATCTAATTAAAGGTAAAAGCAAAGCAAGAAAAGAACAAAGCATTGAGATACTCAAGAGCTATAACATAGTACCTGATGATGATATCAATGATGACCAAGCTGACGCGTTCTGTATCTTACTCTATGTAGAAAGTCAGGAGAATAAATGATTGTGATTAATATTGCCTTGATTATTCTAGGCATTTTATATGGTGTGGGTTCAGTTACCAACTTTAAAGAGTGGTATTATCGCCATGACTATCTAGCTATTATGCTAAGTGTATTTACATCTATCTTGTTAGTAGTAGCTGGAATATTAAACATGTTAAATTGAAAAGGGACTTTGAGTAGTTCGCCTATATGGGAATTGGTTGTTAGTAAGTACCGAAATAAAACTATCCGTTACTCTTGACGATATAAGAAGGTGTACTGATTGACGGTACTTAAATGTTATAGAGTTAACAGCCAAGCAATAGGGTCTGTTGACGGGAAAGCCTTAGTTAAATGAGGATAGCCGACTAACAACCCTTTGCATATTGCGAGCATAGTATAGTGGTAATGCTACAGATTCCAAACCTGTAAACGTGGGTTCGATTCCTACTGTTCGTGTTCTCCTTTATTTTATTATATGTTATAAGTTATAGTTCTAGGTATTGAGCGTATTATGGCATATAATAACAGGATATGGTGTCAATGGTAGCATACGTGTTTTGGGAACATGTGGTGTTGGTTCGAGTCCAGCTATCCTGATGAGTGGTGTATAGTCCATAGAAGAAGTGCTAAGCTATTGCGCAGTACCTTGGCACAACTATATAAGACGGCCGTTAGAGTAATAAGGTGTACTGACGTGGTGTAGGGTTCGATTCCCTACTGCTCTATAATAAGATACCTGCTACTGATAGTTAGGAATAACAATATAAAGAAAATAAAAATATTTTTTTATATATATACCCGCCCCTTAATCGCTATGTTAAGGGAAATTTTCAG